AAGAATTAGAAAGAATAAAAACTAGATTTGATTGGGAGGAATACCCAATGGATTTTAGGGAAAAATGGTACGATTACATAGATGAAGAGTTTAAACGTAGAGAAGAAGGTTTTTATTTCTACAATAATGGCAATCCTGTATATATTACTGGTACTCATTACATGTACCTGCAGTGGTCAAAGATCGATGTCGGAGCACCAGAATATAGAGAAGCAAACAGATTATTTTTTATCTTCTGGGAAGCCTGCAAAGCAGATAACAGGTGTTACGGTATGTGTTATCTTAAAAATAGAAGGAGTGGTTTTTCGTTCATGGCATCTGCAGAACTTGTCAACTTGGCCACGATTAGTTCCGACTCGAGGTTTGGAATCTTATCTAAAAGTGGTGCAGACGCTAAAAAAATGTTCACAGACAAAGTCGTACCCATTAGTGTTAATTATCCGTTCTTCTTCAAACCTATCCAAGACGGAATGGATCGTCCTAAAACCGAGCTCGCCTATAGAGTACCAGCGTCTAAGCTTACACGAAGGAAACTTGAAACCAATGAGCAAGTCCGTGATTTACAGGGGTTGGACACCACTATAGATTGGAAAAATACAGGTGATAACTCTTATGATGGTGAAAAGCTAAAACTACTAGCACACGATGAGAGTGGTAAATGGGAAAGACCTGACAATATATTAAACAATTGGCGAGTTACAAAAACTACGTTACGTCTAGGATCTAGAATTGTAGGTAAATGTATGATGGGCTCAACATCAAACGCTTTAGATAAAGGTGGAAACAACTTCAAAAAAATCTACTACGATTCAGACGTTACTAAAAGAAATAGAAACGGACAAACATCTTCTGGACTCTACTCTTTATTCATACCTATGGAGTGGAACTACGAAGGATTCATGGATTCTTATGGACTTCCTATATTCACAACGCCAAAAGATCCAGTCCTCAGTATCGACAATACGCCAATTGACATCGGAGTCATCGAACACTGGGAAAATGAAGTTGAAGGATTAAAAGGAGATGCTGATAGTTTAAATGAATTTTATAGACAGTTTCCTCGCACAGAACAACATGCTTTTAGAGATGAAACTAAAAATAGTTTATTTAATTTAACAAAGATATACGAACAAATTGATTTTAATGAAGAAATAAATAACTTAGCAACAGTTACTACTGGTAGCTTTAACTGGGTTAATGGAGTGCAAGATACATCTGTAGTTTTTATACCTAACAAAGATGGTAGATTTAAAGTTAGTTGGGTACCACCTAAAAACTTACAAAATCAAGTGATAATAAAAAATGGAATAAAGTACCCTGGAAATGAGCATGTTGGTGCTTTTGGTTGTGACTCTTATGATATATCAGGCACAGTAGATGGTAAAGGATCTAATGGAGCACTTCATGGACTTACTAAGTTTTCAATGGAAGATGCACCACCAAATCATTTTTTCTTAGAATATATAGCAAGACCTCAAACAGCAGATACATTTTTTGAGGACGTACTTATGGCTTTAGTATTTTATGGTATGCCAATACTTGCTGAAAATAATAAACCTAGATTATTGTATTATTTAAAACGAAGAGGTTATAGAGGATTTAGCATGAATCGACCTGATAAAGTTTGGAATAAATTATCAATAGCTGAAAAAGAAATAGGTGGTATACCTAACTCAAGTGAAGATATAAAACAATCTCATGCAGCTGCTATAGAAGCTTACATTAATGATTATGTAGGATATAACGAAAGTGGAAGCTGTGGAGATATGTATTTTCAAAAAACACTAGAAGATTGGGCTAGATTTAATATAAATAATAGAACAAAGCATGATGCTTCTATTAGTTCTGGTTTAGCTATAATGGCTTGTAATAAAAATAAATACAAACCAGTTGCAGATAGAATTACAAAAAATATTGATTTAGGTATAAAAAGATACAATAACAAAGGTATAGTTTCAAAAATAATAAATACATGATTTACACCAATAATAGAAGTTCTTTTCCAGATCAAGTCGTACCGCAGAGTGAGAAAATGACATTAGACTATGGACTGCAAGTTGCGCAGGCTATAGAAGGAGAGTGGTTTAGACAAGGAGTAGGAGGAAATAGATACGCATTTAATTATAATATATTTCATCAACGCAGGCTATACGCTAGAGGAGAGCAATCTGTTCAAAAGTATAAAGACGAATTATCTATTAATGGTGATTTATCATATCTTAACTTAGACTGGAAACCAGTGCCAGTTATTCCAAAGTTTGTGGATATAGTTGTAAACGGAATGTCAGATAAAATATATGATATTAAAGCTTATTCACAAGATCCATCATCACAAAAAGCTAGAACAGAATACGCTGAAAAAATATTTAGAGATATTAAAACTAGAGAGTTTATTGAAACAGTTCAAAATAAACTTGGTATAGATATAAGTGAAGCTCCATTGGGTTCACCTGAAACAGAGCAGGAACTTGAGATACACATGCAGTTAGACTATAAACAGTCGATAGAAATAGCAGAAGAAGAATTAATTGAAAATACCCTTGCTAAAAATAAATATGATTTAGTAAGAAATAGATTTAACAGAGACTTAGTTGTATTAGGTATAGGTGCTGTAAAAACAGGTTGGAATAAAGCTGAAGGTATTACTATACAATATGTAGATCCTGCGAATTTAGTTTGGTCATATACTGAAGATCCTAATTTTGAAGATATATATTATGTAGGTGAAGTTAAGTCATTAAGTGTTCCTGAACTTAAAAAACTTTTTCCACATATATCAAATCAGGAACTCGAGCAAATACAAAAGTATCCTGGAAATACAAACTATACTAGAAACTGGGAAGGTCAAAACAACAACAATACTGTACAAGTTTTATTTTTTGAATATAAAACATATGCTGATCAAGTTTATAAAATAAAATATACAGAGCAAGGTTTAGAGAAAGCTATAGAAAAAGAAGACTTTTTTAATCCACCACCTAATGACAACTTTGATAAAGTGTCAAGATCAATAGAGGTATTATATAGTGGTGCTAAAATCCTAGGTCATCCAATAATGTTAAATTGGCAAGTAGCTGAAAATATGACAAGACCATTTTCAAACACTTGTAAAGTTAATATGAATTATGTTATCTGCGCACCTCATTTATATAAAGGCAGAATAGAGTCATTAGTAGAAAGAATGATGAGCTTTGCTGATATGATTCAATTAACATCATTAAAACTACAACAAGTTTTATCTAGAACAGTTCCTGATGGTGTATTTATGGATGTAGATGGGTTAGCAGAAGTTGATCTTGGGAATGGTACTAGTTATAATCCAGCAGAAGCATTAAATATGTATTTTCAAACTGGTAGTATCGTAGGTAGATCTATGACACAAGACGGTGATTATAATCAAGGTAAAGTACCAATACAAGAATTAAATAGTTCATCTGGTCAAGCTAAAATACAATCGTTAATATCTACGTATCAGTATTATTTACAAATGATAAGAGATGTGACCGGACTGAATGAAGCTAGAGATGGTAGTAATCCTGGTAAAGATACATTAGTTGGTTTACAAAAATTAGCAGCAGCTAATAGTAATACGGCTACTAAACATATTTTAAATGCTAGTTTATATCTGACTCTTAGAGCATGTGAAAATATTTCTCTTAGGGTTTCAGATAGTATAGAGTTCGATTTATTAAGAGAAAGTCTTATAGATAGTATAAGTTTATATAATGTAAAAACATTAGAAGAAATAAGAAATTTACATTTATATGATTTTGGTATTTATTTAGAAATAGAACCAGATGAAGAAGAAAGAGCTATGTTAGAGCAAAACATTCAAATGGCTTTGCAACAACAAACTATAAGTTTATCAGATGCTATTGATATAAGAGAAATAAAAAACTTAAAACTAGCAAATAAACTTCTTAAATTAAAACAAAAGCAAAAGCAAGAGCAAGATCAAGTACAACAACAGCAAATGATTCAAGCTCAAGCTCAAGCTCAAGCAGAGACTGCTGAAAGAACTGCTGCAGCTGAAGTTCAAAAACAACAAGCTATCGCTCAAACAACTCTTCAAATTGAACAAGGTAAATCTCAGTTTGACATACAAAAAATACAAACTGAAGGTGAAGTTAAAAAACAATTAATGGAAATACAATTTACCTATGATCAACGACTAAAACAAATGGAAGTTGATAGAATGAAACAAAGAGAAGAAATGATAGAGGATAGAAAAGATAAAAGAACTAAAATGCAAGCAACGCAACAAAGTACGATGATACAACAAAGACAAAACGAAACTTTACCAACAAATTTTGAAGTATCACCGAACATTTAATTATATAATATCATATCATGGAACAAACAAAAGATGTACCTCAAGAAGGTGATTTTAAAATACAAAAGAAAAAAGGTAGACCAAAAAAGTTATCTAATGAAAATTCAGTAGTTAGATTAAAAGTAGAACAAGAAAATAAAGATACAAATGCCGATAAAGAGTCAAGCCCAGTGGAAGTATCTAGCGGCGAATCTACCGGAAGTATTCAAGAAGTTGAAACTACCAAACCAGAGATACAGCAAACTACAAAAGAAAGTTCGCAAGTCGAAAAAATAGAAAATCCTATTTCTGAAGTAATAGAAGAAGAAATAAAAGAAACAAAACAAGAACTAAAAGAAGCTGTACAAGAAAGCAATGAAACTGGAAGACAACTTCCAGAAAATATAGAAAAACTAGTAACATTTATGGAGGATACTGGTGGAACAGTTGAAGACTATGTAAGGTTAAATAGAGATTATAGCTCATTTGATGATGTTACTTTATTAAGAGAATATTATAAAAATACTAAACCTCATTTAGATTTAGAAGAAATTGACTTTTTACTAAATGATCAATTCGCTTATGATGAAGAAACTGAGGAAGAAAATATTATACGCAAGAAAAAACTTGCTATAAAAGAAGAGGTTGCAAAAGCCAAAAACTTTTTGGAAGATACTAAGAGTAAGTACTATGAGGAAATCAAGTTGAGACCTGGTATTACTCAAGAACAACAAAAAGCTATGGAATTTTTTAACCGATATAATAACGAACAAGATAAACTTAAAAAA